TCCGAGGAAGGGGCCGTTCTCAACGCCTCCCCGCCGGGGTATCCCTGTCTGGTGTGCCGGTACGGGGAGGGAACCGGTACCGGGGACGCCGTGGAGCTGACCGCTTCCCTGTGGGTCCGGTCTTCGGGCTGGCGGCAGGCGCGGGAGCTTTCGGAGCGGATCGGGGAAGCGCTTCCTGTCGGCGGAGTTTATCTTCCCGCGGACGGGGGCGGGCTCTGGCTCCTGCGTGGGAGGCCCTGGGCGGTGTGGTCCGGAGACGGGGAGGATCCCTCCCTGCGGCGGGTGCTCTTCCGGGTGACGGTCCGGCATTACGGCGGGGGCACCGCATGACGAATACGGCTGACGCCGCGGGGACAGGCAGAACGCTCCCGGCGGCAGGCCCGGGATAAACCCGGGAAAACAAGGAGGTACGCATGAAATTCACGCAGATTCCCGCGGACGCGTTCCGGAGGATGGTGCTGAACGCGGCGGTTCTGGCGTCGGCGTTCGATCCCGCCTCGGGGACGCTCCGCAACGACGACATCCTCGGCGCGACCACGGGGGGAATATCCTTCTCCGCCGCGCCGGTTTACGCGGACATGGGAGAGAAGGTGGACAACTGTCCGAAGAACATGAAGGAGCTGAAAAAGCTGGTCTCCTGGGAGGCGAAGGCCTCCGGGACCTTCGTGACGGCGGACACGGCTCTGGCGGAATGGCTGACGGCCGCGGCGGACGTTTCGGGAAACCGGGTGACGCCCCGCTTCGATCTGAAGGACGGGGACTTCCGGGATCTCTGGATCGTGGGGGACTACTCGGAATACAACGGGGAGCAGAACGGCGGCTGGGCGGCGGTCAGGCTGAAAAACGCCCTCTCCACCGGCGGGTTCTCCCTGGAGACCGCGGACGGGGACCGGGCCAGGCTGGCCTTTGAGTTCACGGCCCACGGCTCGGTGGCGGCGCAGAAGGAAGTCCCCTTCGAGATCTGGCTGACGCCGGGCACGCCGGAGGACGATTCCTCCGCCGGGGAGGGAGCCTGAGATGGGTCGGCTGAGGGACGCCCGGGGAGAGGAGGCGCTGGCTCTGGCGGCGGAGCTCATCGGGATCCTCGGGGAGCTGGCGGAAGACAAGACACTGACGGAGGCGCTCCGGGGCGGCGCGTCTGCGGGGGAGGCGGTCGCTCTGCTGCTGAGAAATCACGGCGGGGCGGTCCTGCGGCTCCTGGCTCTGGACGACGGGATCACCCCGGAAGAAGAAGGCGGACTGCTGTCCCCGGCTTCGGTCCCGGGGCGGCTCCTGGCGCTTCTGAAGGATCCCGGATTCGCGGCGCTTTTTGGTTCTGCGGCAGCGGAGAACGGCGGGAATGGCTCCTCTGCCGCTTAGGAGAGCGGGACGGCCTGCCCTCGATTTCGTTTCTGGCCCGGGTCGCGCCGGTTCTTTGGACGGAATGGGAGCAGGAACGGTCGTTCCGGATCTATCTGACGGACGCGGCGATGCTGATCTGCGAAAACACGGCAAGGATCGGCGGAGGACAGCTTCTGCGGCGCAGATGGGCGGACGCGGCATACTCACGGGGAGACTCGAAGCCGGAGGACGCCTCGGCGGTGGAGGAGGTTCTCGCCGCGCTGAGGGAGGGTGCCGGGGTCCGGATCGTCGGATGACGGATAAGGAGGAAAGGAGGACAGCCGGATGAACATATACGAGCTTCAGGCGACGCTGACGCTGGACGCCGGGGGCTTTCTCCGGTCGGTGGAGGAGGCGGGAGCGGCGTTCCGGTCCCTGGGGGACGGCATCGGCGAATCGGCGGACGGCATCGCGGAACGGGCCTCGGGGATCGCCTCCGCCTTCGGGACGCTGTTTGCCGCTCTGGGCGGGGACAACGGAGGGATCCTGACCGCGGCGGCGGAGGGGGCGGAGGCTCTGCTCTCCCCCTTCGATCCGGAGGCCGGGATCCGGATCGGGGACGCGGCGGGAGGGTTCGGCACTCTGGGAGAGGCGCTCTCCGCGCTTCTTCCGAATCTCGAATCGGCGGCGGGCGCCCAGGACTCCTTAAACGGCTCCCTGTCCGAGGGCCTCGGAGGAGTATCCGGCATGGCGGAGGGGCTCGGCGCGCTTCCCGCTCTGCTGGACACGGCGGCGGGGGCGCTCGGTCAATGGGCCGCGGATGCCTCGGCTCACTGGTCGGAGGCTGCGTCCGCGGCGGAATCGGCGGGAGGTGCGGCGGCGGAGGTCCTGTCCGGGCGGATCCCTCAGGCGGTCTCCTCCGCGCTGTCGGCGATTGCCTCCCTGCCCGGGGAATTCGCGGCGGCGGGCCAGCAGATGGCCTCGGGCATGGCGGGCGGCTTCTCCTCCGTCTGGGAAAGCGCGGCGGCGGGAATCCGTCAGAGGATCTCCTCCCTGGTGGAGGGCGTGAAGGATTTATTGGGGATCCGGTCGCCGTCCCGGGTATTCGCGGAGATCGGCGGCAACATGGCGCTGGGCATGGAGGCCGGCTGGGGGCGGGAATTCGGGTCCCTGCGGAGGACGGTGCTCCGGGACGCGGACGCGCTGATCCCGGCGTGGGGGACCGGATCGGTTTCTCCCGCGGACCGGGTGGGCTTTGAGAATTCCGCCATCGGCCGTTCCTCCGCGGCCGGGATCGCCTCCCTGGCGGCGGGAAGCGGTGAAGAACGGACGCGGCCCGTGGAGATCCGGCTGATGCTGGACGGGCGCGAGGCGGCGGAGGCTCTGTACGATCCGCTGGAGGAGGTCGGGCGGCGGCTCGGTCGGTCCGGCGGAACAATGGGAGGCTGGCATGAATAAGATCACGCTGTCCGACGGGCGGGACACGGTTTCGATCCTGTCGGAGCCGGAATTTGTCTGGAAGCCCGTGGTGATCGGGGAGCGGGCGGTCATGGCTTCCGGCCGGACGGTCATGGACGCGGTGGGCGTCAAAAACACGGCGGAGATCCCGGCGGGCTGGCTCTCTCCCCGGGATCTGGCCCTTTTGAAGAGGATGATCCAGCGGAACGCGGCCCTGACGGTTCGCTATCCCACGCCGGAGGGGTACCGGGAGGATCTGTGCTTCGTGGAGATGCCGGTATTCCGGGCCTTCCGGTGGGGAGAGGACGGAGTCAGTCAATGGTACGGAGTGACCGTCACGGCGGAGCAGGCCGGAGTGGATCCCGTACTGCCGGGATGAGGAGGGAGGAGCGATGATCCGCACGTCCGAGAATTACGCGCCCTTTGCGCAGGTGCGGCAGGTGGACTGTCTGATTTCCTTCGAGGTTCTGGCGAAGACCCTGAACAAGAAGGCCATCGCGGTCACGGCACCCTCTGCGCGGGTCGGGAGCGGTCCGCTGACCATCAACGGCGTGCCGGAGCTGGCGGCGAAATACGGGACGCTGGAGCGGTACGGCTGGCCCCTTGACGGCTCCTGCGACATCCTCCCGTCCTCCGGGGCGGAGACCGGCTATTGGTCCTCGGCGGTATCCGACGACGGCGGGGACTTTGAGGATCCGGTCACGTTCCGGTACGAGCTGCCCTCCGACACGGCGACGTTCGGGTGGACGTTCCACTTTGACGCGCCTGCCGGGGTCATCGCCTCCCGGGTCCGGGCTGTGTGCTACGACGCGGGCGGGGCGGTGCTGGACACCTCCGAATTCACCCCGGAGAACGCGGGGGAGAACGGCTCCGGGTGGTCCTTCCACCACTACGTCCATGACTATCGGGCGGTGGAGTTCACGTTCTACGGCACCAATCTTCCCCGGCGGATGCTCCGGCTGGCGGAAATCGATTTCGGCGTATCGAAGCACTTTGACCGGGACAGCATCAAAAACGCCCGGATCAAATACGGCATGGCCCCGGATTCCTCCGCGTTCCCGGCGAAGGAGATTGTATTCACGTTCGACAATTCGGACGGGGACTTCAACGTTCTGAATCCCATCGGCGTGTACCAATACTGGCGGAACGGGCAGGTTCTGACGGCGCGGATCAAGGTGGGGGACGAGATCGTTCCCATGGGCCTGTTCTACGTGACCAAGGCGGAGATCGGGGAAAACCGGCTCCTTGCAAAGGTGACGGCGCACGATCCCTGTTATCAGCTTGCCAATCAGAAATTCTACCCGGCAGAGCTGGCGGAGTCTGAGACGGTACGGCTGGATGAGGCGGTGCCGCGGGCTCTGATCGGCGCGGACATGGCGGTGGACTATGGCGGTCTTGAAGCTGAGCCGGTATCCGTGGCGGTCCGGGACACCCATGACAAGCGGGTGATTCTGCGCTATCTGGCCCAGGCGGTCCGGGCGGCGGTGTGGATTGACCGGGACAACGTGCTCCGGTTCCGGCGGATTTCCACGGCGGAGGAGGAGGACGGGAGCATCACGGCGGACGAGCTGTACAACTGGTCCGGGGTATCCATCGCCGAGGAATTTACCGGCGTGACGCTGACGGTGGCCAGGGAGCTGCAGAAGGACGCGGACGGGAACGACGTGACGGAGACGTACCGGTCCGGGGTGCTGGATTCCGAGGGGACGCACACGGCGGCCTACGAAAACCCCTGTGTGGCGGCGGCGAGCGGTCAGGCGGTGGCGGACTGGCTCCTTGTCACGGCGAACCGGCGGAAGAAATACGCGGTCAAGAACCGGTGCGATCCGGCGGTGGAGATCGGGGACACCTTAGTCATCGCGGACGCTTTCCACAACGACGACCGGGCCGTGGTGACGGGGCTGGACATTGAATTTGACGGCGGTCTGTCCTGCGTGACGGAGGCCGACCGGGAATTCTGAGGAAATCGCCGCGAATTTTGACGCACCGCACATGCGGTGAGATCGCCGGGAGTTCCGAGGAGGCGCGAAAATCGCCGGGAGGGTGATGCGATGAAGAAGAGGATGACGGGCTTATGCTTGATCTGATATATGACCGGACGCCGGATGATGTGGCGGCGGGGACGGACAAGGGGTACTACCGCCACACGGACCTGAACCGGGTACAGGCGGCGGTCCTTTACGTCCGGGGCCGGTACCGGGAAGCCGGGTATGATGCGGTTCCGTATCCGTCCTTCCGGACATGGGCTGAGAACGATGTGCCGCGGTTTTCGCAGATGGACAATTATCTGCGGGCGGTTCGGTCCCTTGATGGGCTGATCCCCGTGCCGGACGCGCCGTTCCTTCCGACAACCCCGGACCGGCTGGACTGGCGCGGGGCCAACGCCATCGAGAAGTTTTTGACGTTGATGGATGATTCCATGGACCGGATTTCCGGCGCGTGGTTTTACTGTGACGAAGTTTTTTCCGACGAGGTGGACGCATGAAAGACAGAATTCCCACGAAACCCGGGCGGGTGCAGTTGGTGCCCTCCCCGGATGACGACGATCTTTTCATCCTGAGCCGGGCCGACGAGCCCACGCAGGCCGGGACGCCGCTGAACAAGGCCTCCCTGCTGTCCGACTCCGTGGCGGCTGACTTTGATCTGACCGGCGACGCGGCCACGGTCAACAACGCCCTCGGGCTGACGGTCCGGGAATTCTCCCGGGTGCGGACCGGCGCGGCGATTCCAGACAGCACGGTGGCGGCAAAGCGCGGGGACCTCTATGTGCAGGACGGCGGCGGGGCGCGGCATGTCTACGTCTGCAACGCCGTGGGGGAGCGGGAGACCGATTTAGGCGCGGTCTGGGAGCGGGGCTCCGTGGACGGCAACGGCGTCAACGCGGCCTCCACCTCCCGCATCCGGTGCGACGTGATCCGGATTCCCGCCGGGACGAAGTTCGTCATCGCGTCCGGCTTCCGGCTGACGTTCCGCTTCTTCAATGAGGCCCGGGAATACACCTCCTCCGTGACCAACCGGACCGGGACGTACACCGTGGACGCGGAATCCTGGGCGCGGCTTCTGATTTTACGGGTGACGGAGGACACGTCGGAGGTGGCGGACATTGACGAATTCGCCGCGGCTGTGACCACCTTCATCAACGGCACCCACTGGACCGCTCTATCTGAGGCCCGGGAGGTGCGGAAGACGGCGGTCTTCACGGCGTCGGATTATTGGACGGTTCCCGGCGATCTGCGCGGCACAATCACGGTAATGTGCTTCGGCGGCGGTTCCGGCGGTCAGCTTCCGCTCAATCCCACGGCTCCGGATTACACCGGATACGGCGGATGCGGCGGCCACATGGCCACATGGACCGGAGTCCCGGACGCGAACCGGTACGAGATCACCGTGGGGCGCGGCGGCTTTCCCGGTTCGTCCGGCGGGGATACGTCCTTCGGCTCCCTGTGTACGGCGTCCGGCGGGTCTGCGCGGTCCGGCGGCTCCGGAGGCGGCGGCGGAAACCAGACCGGGGCTGTGGCCGCGGCGAAATCCGGCGGGTCCGGGTCCTACGGCGGGGGCGGCGGCTCCTATACCGGCGTCGGCGGGTCCGGCGGCACATACGGCGGCGGAGGCGGGGGAGGATCCGGCTCTGCTGGCGGTACGGGACGCGGCGGGACCTATGCCGGGGGCGCGGGCTCTGCATCCTACGGCGGAGGCGGCGGAGGATGGAAAGCGGCCGGAAAAGCGGCGTCATCCTCCACCGGCGGGGCTGGAGGCGCGGGTCAGAACACGCTGGGCTTCGGGCTCCCCTTTGAAGGAACCGGCGCGGCTGGAACGGTATCCGGCGGCGGGGGCGGCTACGGAGGCTCCGGCGGAAACGGACTCAAAACCGGATCCCTGTCCACGGGCGGAGGCGGAGGCGGTTACGGTGCGTCCGGCGGCGCGGCTGGCACTGCATCCGGAGGAGGAGGCGGCGGCTACGGCGGTCGCGGAGGCGACGGCGAGGGCACGGCTGGCGGCGGCGGGGGAGGCTACGGTCTTTCCGGCGCGGGCGGGACCTGTTCCGGATGGTCCGGCACCGGCACCCCTCCGGATGGTGCGGGCGGCATTGCGGCGGGCGGCGCTCCCGGATGCCGCGGCGGTGACGGCGTCGTGGTGATCTATTATACCGGGATCGAGGTGGTTTGATGAAGGTCTTTCTGGTGCGGGGAAATTCCTGCGCGGAGGACGTGACGGAGGTTCTGCTCCGGGCGCTGGGTCCCGGCGGTTTGTCCCGGATCCTGTCCGGGGAGGGAGACATGCTGGCGGCGGCTCCGGACCGGGTCTTTCCCGGATGGGGCTTCGATCCGGCGGCTGTGGGGAACGCGCGCTTTCTCAGGCCGGTTCCGCCCGCCGGATGGAGGATGGACGGGGAGACCGGGACGCTGTACCGCACCGGGGACGGACTATCGGATCGGACGGATACAAAGGACGGGGGAGGAGTTTGATGCACACTTTGAAAAACGCGGTCTGCGCAGGGTGCGGCGTGGTTCTGTCGGCGCTTGCGCAGCTGTTCGGAGGCTGGGACGCGGCGCTGGCGGCTCTGCTGGTCTTCATGGCGGCGGACTACA